GTACAGCAGTTAAAGTAATTTGGTGCGAATCTAGAGGAAATACAAATGCAGTTAGAACTGCTGAAGGCAACAATGACTCGGGGCTATTTCAATTTGTGCCGTGGACTTGGAATTGGATTGCAGAAGAATACGACTTACCTAAATGGAATACTTGGGTAGTTTTAAAAGATGATAGACCATATACAGAAAATAAAGTATCTAAAAGTAGTGTTGGTTTTGAAATGGTAAAAGTTCAACATAGTGAATATTACAACATTATGTTTGGCTATTTATTATCTCAAGATATTTACGGAAAATCACAGTGGAAAGACTGGAGTTCAAGTAAACATTGTTGGGATAAAGATTGGAAATATATAACTAAATTAAGGAGAGAGAATGCTTATTAGAAGAACACTAGTTAAATTATTTAGATATATAAATAAATTAACTGATGAAGCAATAGATAGATTAATGTATATCAGAGAACTTAGAGAATGGGAAAAAGAAAAACGCAAAGAGGGTTTTCCTAAAGAATGGTTTGAAGATGAATCAGCCTAGTATTTATAGAATATACAAGACAAAAGAAAAGATGTGGTCTTGGTTTGAATGTGCTATGTGTGATGGAAAGTTTATGGAAGTCTTTTATAAAGAAGAAGATATGTGGGACATAGACACTTGTGCTAAGTGCAATCCGGAATATCAAGCATATGTTAAAAGTAAGGGGTACTAATGTTTAGTTTTATTATGGCCATAATGATTGTAGGTGGTGGAGTATCATCTCCTATGCCTAATTATTATTGGGATAACTACGCAGAAATTTATTGTGAAGATTTAGACCCTATGACACCACCCGGAAATTGCCAACATAGAGAAGATTTTTCAGATGCTATATTTTGGTATGAAGGTGAAATAGTTAGTGAACACGACGACAGTATTATGCCGGAAGATTGTTCAGTAACTCAAATAGAACAAGGTAATTGTAAATATGGCTTTTTGCCTTAAAATTTTACTTTACGTTTAGATGCTGCCTTAGCTTTGTCTCTCATAGATTGAGAAACTTTGCTAGGGTCAGTATTCCAATTAATACCAACAGTTCCATAGAGATTAACCCTAGAGCTAATTTGTCTATGAGATATTGCTTTACATTTTTCACATTTTACCTTTGGGTCTTCGTGTATTGAATGCTGTACTTCAAATACGTGTTCACACTTAGAACACTTATAATCGTACCTAGCCATTATTTAATTGGGTATTTTTTACACACTTTAAGATATTCGTTTAAGATAACATCCATATCGTCTACTAAATTTACTTTTTGTAGTCGAAGTGAATTCATTTGGTCCAAAACGGCTTCTTTAAATTTTGCATCATCGATTCCTCGAAGATACGCAATTCTTTGTGCTTTATTTGATTCTATATCCATATAAACAGTTTAGTCGAGTATGGATGCCGATGTAAAATATTGCCTTTTATATTTTGATAATACCTTCAAATCCATCTCGTTTATAATTCCTTTGTCCAACAATGCTGGAACACTTTCATATGTTGCAGAATAATCTCCAAGAGATTCCTGTCTTACTAAGTTAAAATTTGCATCAGTAGAAGTATCTGCATTGTGTGTTGCTACCTCTCCTGTTGGTTGTTGTGCTGATAAAGCTGCACCTATGATAAACATTTTTCCTGCTGCTTTTGCACTTATATATTTAATATCTTTAGGAATATCCTCTACACCTGCTTCTGTATCTGAATATCCTGCAGAATAAACTACTGTAATATTTTGCAATCTAGTAGTTGACCATCTTTTGTTATTTGTTTTACGTATTCTACCTTCGTTTTTATAAACAACAAAATGTTCTTGATTACCTTCAGTTAATGCAACTTCATCTTCTGTAACAGAAGTAACACTAATAATTGGTGCTACTTTTGTATAAAACTCTTCTTCACCGTTACCATCGTATGTTTCTGAAATAGAAGATGAATACTCTAATTCGTATCCAATATAGTTTTTAATTGTTGCATCAACTGCCGGTATAAAAATGTTTGTTATAGCTGTTTCATCAGCTGAAGACATATCTACACCAATAACACTTTTTACGTCAGAAACTGTTGAAAGTGCCACAGGCTACCTCCTACTTGTCTTCTACGTCTTCGGGCTTAACAGCTTTATCTTCTATTGTTTTTTTGGAAGCTGATTTCTTTTTAGAAGATTTTTTAACTTCTTCTTTTTTACCCCAACCGTGAAATTCTAAATACTCTTTAGAATATTCTTTTCCAGCTTTGGCTATTGAAGATGGGTTACCTTTAGGAACATCATTGATATTACCTTCAAACAAAGTACCATCCTGCATCTTCCAAATGTCTTTTTCTACTTTAATATATTCCATAAAAATCCTTTTAATTCTTTAAATTGAAGGGGCAGAATAATCCACCCCTCCAAAGTAATCTTAAGAAACTTCTTAGAAAGAAGTTACTTTTGAGAATGCTGCTTGTCTATAAACAGCAAGACCAACTCTCATTGTTGCTCTAATAGCCAATTTTCCTTTAAGGAAGAAGTCGCTATGAGAATCTGAGATAGCAAGGTCGAGACCTTGTCTCATTACAACGTGAGCAGCTTCTCCACCACCGAATCTACCAACGAGAACTGTGTTCTCTGAGATAGCTGTTGATGGAACAACTGGAATACCCCATAATCTTGGTTGTGGAGCATCACCGAAACCACCAGCAACAACGAATAATGGTGAGTTAGCAGCATAACCTGCTGAACTTGTACCTTCGAAGTCACTAACTGTAGTTACTAATTGATACCAGTCGTTTGGATGCATAACAATTGCATCCGGCTCTACGAAAGCACCAGTTCTAATGTTTGTAATTGCTTGATAAATAGCACCGAATTGCTTTAATTCACCACTGTATGATGAATAATCAACTTCGTCAACACTAGTTTTACCTGCATCAAGGATACCCTCGATGTTTGGTGCAGTTCCGTCGCCACTGAGAAGCTGAGAATCTAATCTCAATTTCATCATTGTAGCTAGTCTTGAGTTAACATAACCTTGAATTCCGGAAACATCTGCTAGAAGTTCTTCAGTTACAGGCAAGAAAACACCAATCTTTCTGATTGGAGCTGTTTGCTCTGTGAAATCTAGAGCTGCTTCAGCAGTAGTTGCTTCTTCAGCTTGCTCAGCTGCTGCATTTGTGAAAGTAGTTTCTTCCATATATGCAAAGGAATTTTGGTCTGTTTCAATTTGGTCAAAAAGACCAATAACAGCATCCGGGTCTCTAAGAGCACTTTCTAGGATGCCGGGTTGTCTTAAAACTTCCGGAGCGTAAGAGTTTGTAAGGCCAGCACCTAAAGTAGCTTTATAACCCATTGGGCTAAATCCTACTGTAGAGTCAACACCTTTAACACCATCAGCTTTGTAGTTTTGATAAGCAGCAGACTTAACAAAAGCATCACCTAAAGTTTGAACTGGTTGTGATGGAGCTTCCGGTGCATATGCATCAGTTTCCATAGCCTTTTCATTCTTAGCTTTGCTTTTAGCTATGTTAGCGTTATCTACTAATTCAGCTAATTCTGTGTTAAGACCTTTGATAGCATTTTTTTGCTCAGCAGAGTACTTACCGTCTTCTGCTGGATTATCAAATACGTCTTTTAACTCAGCACGCTTTTTGGAAATTTGTTCTTTATAATCTGACATTATGAATTTCTCCAAAATTTATACTTATACTTATACTTATTCGTCTTCTTCGTCGTCTAATTCAAGGACAATAGCTTCTGAAATGGTTCCTTGTGCTTCTGCGAATAAAGCTTCAAATTCTTCATCTACCTCATCGATAGATACTTCTTCTTCAGCTTCTTCTTCAGAAACTTCATCTTCGGGTTCTGACTCAGAATCAGATTCGTCGATTTCTTCAACTTCGACATCTTCAGAAACAGCTTCTGCTACTTCTTCAGTAGATACCTCAGCTTCAGCGACTTCAGCGTCAACATCAACTTCTTCTTCTTCTTTTTCAGAGCCGATAATGCTATCTAACTCATTCCAAGCGTCATCTAAGTCCTCTTGTACAGCACGTAATGCTGATTCTGCCTTAGAAGACAATTCCCTTCCATCTTTTTCTCGTAAGATTGAAATTGCTTTCGCTCTAACGATGAGGCTCTCTAATGCAGCAAGCACATCTTTAACCTCGTCTGAAAAACGTTTTCCTTGCAAGCTGGAATCGTCATCAGAAATCTTTAAATCTTTTTCATTTTCTTTAGCACAGTTACCATCATCACCATATGAACAATGTTTTTCTTTAGATTGGCAACAATCACCTTGGCAACATTCTGAAGACTCTTCTCCGGATGATTTCTCATCTTCATCGTCTTCATCTTCGCCCATAGCTGCTTCAAAATCTTCGTGAGTTTTACAAGGCATATAGACTATTTGTCCATTTACTTCATACTCGTGAGAACCTTCGCAACCTATTTCTTTAGCTCTAGCTTCAGCTTCTTCTACAGTGCTGAATACTTCGGGAGCTACTTCTTCTTTTTCTTCTATGTTGGAGTTTTGATAAACTGCTTCTTCACCGGATTTAATGGCTAATGTGTAGGTTTCTCTATTTGCTCCTACTAAAACTGGTGAAACTTCATAAACTTCTAAATTTTTTAAATAACGAACATCTACAGGTTCTTCCATATCATCGCTTTTATATTCTGCAATTTCATAATCGTGAATTCTAAAACCAAATGACCATTCTTGTAAGTCACCCATTTCTTTTGCAAGATTGTAAGCTTCTCTACCTGCTTCTGTATTCATAAAGAAATTTCCTTTGAATACTGCTTTGTCATCATCTGAGATAATTGTTCCTTTTCCTATAGGTTGGTCCCACTTGTGTGCGAATACCATAGGAACTTGGTTATCTTTAAAACCGGACTTTATTGCTCCGGGAACAACTACATCACCGTCTGTATCTAATTTGTTGTAAACAGAAAATACTGCTTCAACATTTCCTTTTGTATCATCAGTCGCTTTAAATTCGACTGACTTCGTGAATTTTTCACTAGCCATAATAAAAAATACTCCTTATTTACTCTCTTATTTTAACTTGTCAAATCGTCGTTGTGAGAGATAAGGTTATCTGCTTGTTTACGACGAGCATCTTCTTTCTTTTTTTGCTCGTTCACAATTTTTTTCATAGCACTTACACCGGACTTTGTAACTCCTCCCCACTTCATTACAGCGATGATTCCGTTTAGTCTAGTGTTTCCCGAGTGTCGGCTCATAAAACGTTCTCTTCTTTTTACCCAAGATAATACAGATGCACTTCTGTCACCAGCTCTGTACTTAGTCCAGTTACTATATGCATCATTTCCAGTGAAGGAAGTTGGTGGGTTTCCACCGGTACCTGCTCTTCTCCATATTCCCGGATAATTTTCTTTTAAATTTTTAACATAAGCGTGGTCCGGAAATTGTTTAAAGTTTGAATTACTTAAACTTATTTTTTGATTATCACCGGATGATGGAAAGTTTGTAATGTCATCTTTTGCTTTACTACTTTTAGAACTATTAGGATGACCAGCTGGAAGCAAGTCTTGGTCAAAAGGCTTTCTAGGGAATTTACCTTTTAATCCTTTTTGGAATGCGTTGACACGAGCTATTCCCCACTGGGTTGCTGAAGAAACATTACCTCGCACTGAAGCTGGGTTTGTTCTATAGGCACCAACACCTCGTCTGAACACAGTTGCCAAAGTTCCATAACTTGTTCTATGTTTTGGATTACTGTCATTATGGTCTTTTACTTTCTTTTGTAATACTTCTTTAACTTTAGCAGAAATAGCTGGAGCTTTATCTTCTGTAATAATAAAATCTTGTTCAGCATTTTTGAATTCCATTGTTAAATCTATAGTTACAGTTTTCTTCTTCTTAGGTCTTTTACCTATAACTCTTTTGCTTCTTCTAACTTCCGGTTGAAATCTAGAAGTGTTTAAAGTATCTTTGCCTTCATCATCAGATTCTTCTTCAGTTTCAGATTCCTGTGATGGTTCAGATTCCTGTGATGGTTGTGCTGGGGCAGCCGGCTCCTCCATTGAGGTCATAACCCCGGTCTCACCCTCGGGCACAGCCACCATATTTAATGGTCTTAAGAAAATTTCGTGTGATTCATCGGCTTCTAACCCTAGTGTTTTACGTGCTTCTGCAATAGTAACAAAACCACCTTGAACTCCCGAGTTCATAGTAAGAACTTGGTCTTTCTTGTCTGATGCTAAAGCTCTTACTTCTTCTAAGTCGTAAGCTGCTACGTATTCATAATTATCTTCTTCGAAATCTTTATGTAGTAATTGATGAGTTAACTCAGCAGCTACTGCAGACCATAAAGGAATCATCTTCTGTTCTGTAAAGAATTCTCTAAGTTCCTTCGTATTATTGTAGGTCGCTGCATCCAAACCAGCCCCAAGGCCGGCGAGTATAGCTGGGACGCCAAGAACAGAGGAAACACGTTCTTCCGGTAGTCTTCTTAACGCAGTAAGATTTAATTGCTCCGGTGTAAATGAAACAATGTCTACGTCCATAGCACCTGTCATAATCATAGGGGCACCTCTATTAGCACCCGAGAACTTAGATTTAAAAGCTTGTGCAATAGCATCAGCTTCTTCTCTACTTGGACCACCCATTGTGTCATCTTTTGGACTTAAGATAACTCCGGGTACAGCCATATTGTGTAACAATGCAACAGCAAATTGTCCTGCTGCTTCATCACCAGCTAATTCTCTCATCACTGAACGTAAAGGAGAAAAGCCTCTTCTATGGTCATCCGGGTCCATACCTTGTCGAATGTGGACAACATTCTCTCTTGGTAATTCTATGTAATCTTGTGAAAGTGAGTTTTTTTGTTTTACAGCGTGATATTCGTAATGTGTAATTAATTCTTTTTCATTTCCTCTAACTTTGACATATGTAGGCATTAAAGGAACTAACTGAACTACTTGGTTTTGTCTATTTCTTACTTTTAATAAGAATGCATCACCGTGAGCAGCTAAAGATGTCACAAGGTAATGTGCTAATACAGCACCCGAACTAAATTCGTTAGGCCTTTGCATTAAGATTTCCATTGGATGGTTTCTTATTACTTCTTTACCACCTTCAATTTTTTTATAAACCTTTAAAGATGGTTCAGCAAAAGAAGTTGTTAAAACATTGATACAAGCGACTACAGCTGAATTGCCTAATCCATCACCCATTTCATCAATAAGTTTTTGTGGGAAGTAACCGGATTGGGTATTAAAACCCCAGTTACTTGTTAGTACACTATCGTGTCTATCTAATAAACTTCTTTTTTGACCATCTACTAATCTCTGTGGTGGTTTCTGTAAATACTCTACAGTTCTTCTATAAAAACTTTTGTTCTCAGCCATTTAATATGCTTGCCATTTCCTCTTCTTTTGGCTAGTTAAGCAAGCGTAAGCTAAAGTATCCACGATATCATCGTGAGCACCTATTGGAAAAGTTAACAACTCTCGCTCAACTTCACTAACCCATTCTGCGTCTTTGGGAAAGTAAACCAATCCTCTCTCCATCTTAGCAGACAAAGGTAGTGCCCGTGAACGCTTGTCTTTGTCAGCCCTCAATTCTCTAATTCTGATGCCTTGTCTTCTAGCAAACTGTACAATAGCAAGCTGATATCCAGCTCTTTCTATACCCACCCATTCAAGATTATGGATACCAACCATTCTTTCAATTTGAGGAACAATATCGGGTGCTTCTACTCTTGCTCTAAACATATCGAGCATAAATAATTTATCATCATCTGCGTGATAACCAAATACAGATATCACGGTATAGTCAGCGTGTTCTTTAGTTGAGACTGCTAAGTCAACAGTTGCATATTTTTGAAGGTCTTCGTTTATTTTATATTTCTTTCCATCAGCCCAAAGCGTTCCGACACCTTCTTTATAATAATTAAACCAAGATGACCTAAATACCTGTGCACCTTCAGAAATAAATTCAGCAAGGTACTCTTGAGCAAATACTAATTCTCCTAAATCTTCTCTAGCTGATTCAACTTCAGCTGGGTCAATAATAGGATTGGCTACTGTAGGATATTGAAAGCGAGCCCAACCTTCTGATTTTTCTGCTTTTTCCCATAGATGATAAAACCAATTGTCCATTCCAATAGGAGTACTGATGAATAATGCAGAACCTTTGTTTTCTGTAAGGGTAGGTCGTAGTACTTCAGTCCAAGTTTCTTCCCTAACGAATGCAGCCTCATCCATAACTAAGAAGTTCAAACCTTCACCTCTTAACCTTTGTGGATTGTCAGCAGACTTAACAGCAATAGAACCTCCACCCGGAAATTTAACTTCCATATCGCCGATACGTATGTCAACTCCAGCTTCTTTTGGAAACTCTGAAGCAGCTGCAACAACATCACGCCAACCAACTCTAGCTATTGCGAATGTAGGTGCAACCCACCAAACACGTCCACCATCTAATGCTTGTTGTAAACAAAGTTGAACACCAAGTCTTGATTTACCGAAACGACGACCTGCACAAAGTATTTTCCAACGAGCAGGATGTTCTGCTACTTCTTTTTGTGCTTCGTGTAATGGTGGAAATTCCAACTCAAAAGTTGGTCCTGTTTCTACGTCTTGAACTTCTAGGTAGTCTCTTCCCATACCTCTTAAGTATAACCTAAAAAATAATGCCCTATTACTAGGGCAATTGGACAGAGATTATATGAATGACTTCATATGAATTACCATAATCGGTAACAGGCATAGTTTACACCTGCTACCGAATTATGTCAAGAGATGTTTGTTATTCTTCTTCCAAAGACCTAGCAATTGCGAGAATCATTTTAGATTCACCTTCAGTTAATTGATTGTTAGCAATCTTTTTAAAAAGTTCGCTTTCAAGACTAACTTGTGACCTATAAGTATTTTCTGCACGTTGGAAACGAGCAGTTTTATACTTACGTATTTGCTTAGTTACAAAACCTTTATAAGCATTATCTAAAAAGAAAAGCTGATAAAAGAACTTTGAAAGAACTACTGGACTATCAGAATCGTTAATATCCTTTCTAGTCCATTGCTTATGTGATTGAAAATGACGTTTTACATAAGATACTGCAGAGCCAAAGCCTTGCTTTATCAATTTGTAAAAGAATCCAGTCACATACGAAGTCCAAGTTTTTTGGTCCCAGCCAATATGGCCGTGCCAAAAACCGGGTTCGCTCCCATTGTGAGAGTGTCCGTTATGTGTTAATAGGATTTCTTCGTTGTTCAACCAACGAGCAAATTTATGTGCGTGTTTATGACACAAACGAAAGTAAGGGTCCTTACAATCGTAGTTATCAGTGAAATCACCATAACCACTAGAAATTATAAGGTCCAATGCACCTTCGTCGTTAGGAGCAAATGATTCCCACTTGCAACTTTTGACAGCACATCTGCTTACGTGTTCCTCGTAACGAGATTCACGTTCTGTGTCTACGACACTATTATTTTCTGAATTAGGCATTTATTAGCCACCTTTCAACTAGTTATCTTCTTCTCACGTGTCGTAAACACTATAGAGTTCCCAATTAGTTCTGATGTGTAGTCCTTTCTAGGCAACACACCCTAACTACGTACAAACAGGGGATGGGAACTCTAACTGTTTACAGCTCGTCTTTTACTGCTTCTCTAGCAGAATCTATAAACTTCCAAATATCATCATAATTTGGGTCTTTAGAATGATATCCGTTATCGAATTCTTCTAAAGTATTTCTCTCGTCTTCAACTTCGTAAAGTTTAAAAACGTTTGAGACAATCTCAGAGTCAATCAAATCCACATCTCTTAACTGAAAGTCGTGTGCCGACCATAAGTTTCCAAGTGGAACTATTCTTTCCCCTTCTTTAACAACAAGAATAACTTCTTTTCTTCCTGTTTCAGTATTCATTGCGTAAGCAACGTCAATACTGCCGGCTAATCTCTTAGCCATTAGATACTTTTCGTACAGCTTACCCATTGCGTTTTTATGTTGTGAATGTTCTCTATCCATTATTTTCCTCCGTTTCTCTTGTTACAGAATCAAACTTCATATTGAAGTTAGGGTGAATATATTTCAATTCACCTTCTACTGTTTTCTTAGCTTCATCAAAAGTATCTGCAAAAATAATTTTGTGCCCACTAAATTTAACGATATACTTATCCATTATTCTTCCTCTCCAAACATTTCAAGCCAACACTTTGGGTGTGTGCCTGTAATCATCTGTTCTCTTAAATCTTTATCTAAAGACTTAACTGCTTCTTGAATGTGCATACCTTGATGAAGATAAAACATTTCTTGTGTGAATATCTCTACTGTACCTGTTTCGCCACAATGAAAACATTCTTTAGTTTCAACAACATACTTGTCGCCATTCTCAAAGTCATATATTTTTTCTATTACTTTCATTATTCTTCTTCCATACTTGATAATATTGGATACCTAAAGTAATAACTATCTCTAGCATCTGTTCTATTATCTTTTGTATATTCTTTTTGAGCTTTAGAAGACCACTTAGCAAACACTTCTGTTGGATTTGAGTATCCAAAGATGTTTAACTCAACTGAATCAACATCTACAACTTCTGATGTATGCCAAGGATGTACTTCTAATCCTCTTGATATTTTTACTATTTCATAATCGAATTGTTTTTTTATTTCCATTTCTCCCTCTCTGTATACTTTCAGTATAGCAGATTAAAAAAGTTTGTCAAATTTAATCTGCTATTTATTTTTATTTTATTTTATATTTGATGATAAAAGCCGTCATCACAGCTCTCACATCGAAAATAAATTGTAGTTTTGACTCTAGTGATAACTCCGTCAATATCGAAGTCACCACCAGCCATTGCTACACGTCCGTTTAAAGATGTGTTGCAATATGGACAATCCATATTCATATGGCTCCTTTCTCGGTTTTTGTTTTTGTAGTTTTTATTTCTCATATATAATATACTAGCGACAAGTTTTAAAATGTCAAGTATTAAATAAAAAAAATATTTTGCCTTTTTGGATACGACTCTCCGAAGAGAGTCGACGATGGGAGGGTATCGGCAATGAAAATCTCTTACGAGACTTTCACCGACATTTATAATTATACCCTCTCA